ATTACCTCAACCTGAGCAACGAAAGCCGTCAGGTGATCGACGCGTTCGGGGTAGAGGCACCAGCCGTCCTAAATAACTACGCCCTTCAACTCGAAGGGATGCTAGATAGCGCCGTATCCTGGGGCCAAAAAGCCCAAGGTCTGCTAACTGGTTATGCCAACTTTGCAGTAAACGAGCACCAAGAGAATCTCGCTTATAACGAAATCCTCACCAACCCTGATGTACTGAGTGACTACACCCTGAAGTTCTTCGGTCCAGAAGGTCCTTATCCCGTATATGAAAGTGAGTCCCAATTGGAAACTCCCGGTTATCGCACTGAGCAAGTGAACCCCAGCTATGGGAACTTCCCCGCTCCCCCTGCTGCTGCTGCCGCACAACAACCCCAAAACTTCTGGGGTGGTTTTAACGAAGCAATGGCACGTGATCCCCAAAATGCTTGGCGCATTCTGAACCAAGCCCAACCAGGTACTGTTGCAAACAAACTGTTTGTAATGGAGTGAGACCATGCGTCCACTAATTAAGTATGGTATTCCCGCCGCTGCAGGTCTTGCGGTTGGTGGGATGCTTGCTCAAGATCAACAACCAGGTGTTGCCGCTTTAGGTGGACTTGGTGCTGCTCTTGGTACTGCTGCCGGTCTTAAGGGTGCTCGACTTGCAGGTAAATATTCACCGCAAATAGTTGAATTTCTGCAAGATAAAGCTGTTACACCAGTTGCTAACGTTGTTGGTAACATTAGAGCACGTGTTCCAGCTGAATCAAAATACCGCAATCAAGCTGTTGGTGCCCTTGCAGATGTAATGGCAAAAGCAGAAACAGCAAAGCTGGGCGAAGGTGCACAACGTACTGTTGGTAGAGTTGCCACTGGCCTTACTGTTCCTGTTTCTGCTGGTCTTGCTGCCCTTGGTGGTCAAGCCGCTGGCATGATTCCAGGCGCCATAGGTGTTCCTGGATTTGCACCACAGCAACAGTCCATTGATCCAGAGTCTTACGGCTCTAGTAATTCACCCGGTGCACGTTATAAACAAACCACCGGATCAGCAGGTATCACTGGCTATTATCAATAGTTAAATTAATACCTGCTAAAATTCATAAAGATAAGACATGTTCATGTCTGAATCTTTCACCGATAAAATTTCTTACGACACCGGAGGATAAAACCAAGTGTTTATTGATAACGATTTTCCGAAGATTCTTGGTGCCGAACTATATCGGCCCCACCCCGCATACATTTGCGAAATGGCTGTTGAGCCCGTGGTGGTCCATGACTTCACCCGCCAACCTGGCCAAACCGTTCAACTAGATCGCTACAAGTTCTGGGGTACTCCTGGTACCAAGGACAGCCGCGAACGGATCTCCGATCAAACCATCGGTACCGCCAACAGCCGTAACATCACTAAGGAAAAAGTCCTTGTGGTGCTTAAGGAATATACAGGCCCCGCCGATCCGGGCGATCCCACCCAACCCTCTACCTTTAAGATTGCACGGGAAACTCTGATTACCGCTCAACGTCTCCTCCTGGATACGGGTAATCTGAATATGTTCCACCAATCTATTGGTTCACTTACCCTCCTTGATGATTATCGCCGGTGGCGTGATCGTGTGTTCATTGATGAACTCGCCAAGGCAGAAGCTAATGGCCAAGCCTCTACAACCCAAGGTGGTTACTACTTCCCTGGTGGCAAGAGCAAAAATGCTTCTGGTCAAATTGCTTACACCACTGCTGAATATGCAGCACAAGTTCAGCAATTCCACGTTTCAACTGACCTGTTGAACGTTGTTAAGGATCTGCGCAAGCGCAACGTTCCGACCTTCTCTGATGGTCTGTATCGTGCCATTGTCGATCCCACCTTCATGATGCACTTGCGTCGTGATGCTGACTTCCGTGAAATCGCACGTTACGCTGGTAACCCTGGCCAAGGCATGTACATGGGTAACCCCATGCTGCCCAACAACGCCAGCTTCTTCCAAGGTCCCCAAGCTGGTCAAGGTTACTTCCTTGCTGGTGAACCTGTAATGCCTACTGGCGTTCAGTTTGAAGGTGTTAAGTTCTACGAATCTACCAACTTCCCGACCAAGACCATCGCTGCTAGCTTTACTGATAGCCCCTCTTACACCAACCAAGAAGCTGCCCAAGGGTTCTTCTTTGGTCCCCAAGCAATTGGCGTTGGTGTTGGTGGTCCTAATGCTCAAGTTCTCATCAACAACAATGATGACTTCAGCCGCTTCATTATCCTCATCTGGCAACTGTATGCTGGTTTTGAAATCCTGAACAAGGACTTTGTGACCAATGCTTACAGCTTCGTTCAAGATGACGGCATCATCTGATAACCATACACAAACAAACGGAGAGATAAATGACCTACCTGTCTACTAAAAAGATCTACCCCGGCAACTGGGTAGAAGCCCTCAACGGCTGGTACAAAAACATCGATACTACCGGTGGTACCACTGTTAACGCATCCAAGGATGGCCCCACAGCCGTCCTCGCCACTCCTGGCTATCGCTACTACCAACAACGGGGTTACGTTCCCGTGTCTTGGGCATCAGGCAGCGCCGCAACTCTTGGCCAAACCTTGAGTGTGATCGTTCCTTCCCCCTACCGTCAAGACGACACTCGTCCTGACATCACTGGGATGGTGATCAGTGGTAATGCAACTACACCTGCTTTCGTTTACCGCACTGCAATCTCTATTGCTTCTGGTTGGGGCGACGGTCGTGTTGCGTCTGGTGTGTACGCCTCCTCAGGCAACGTCCTTTCATTCGGACGTAACGTCTCTGGGCTACCCATCGCAGCGTCTGGCACTGGCGAAGGTGTGATCCAAGCTAACATTGCCTCCACTGTCTCAGGTCTTGCTTCTGGCACGATCTATATTTCTGGTGGTACAGAAGGCTTTGGTTCATTCCCCTTCCTGACTGCAACTGGGGCAGCAGGAGTTTCTGGCACAGTCGTAAACTACCAAGCTACCGGTGCTACTACCCTTAGTGTTTTCACCAAGGCTTCTGGTAACGCTGTTTCTGGTTCTGGTGGTGTCTACATCTCTGATGCTGATATCGCTGCAGGCCGCACTGGTTACATCCTAGTGGAAGTGGCTTACATCGTTCCTGATGATGCTCCTCACTACGAGGATCTCGAGGCTTATCTGCCTAACCGCACTGTAAGCTGATTAGGTTAAACTAAAACCAGAACTTCTGGTGACCATGCTTTACCAACACACAAAAACGGGCGCACGGGTTAAGGTTATTAGTGAATGGGACAACGGCGACTGGTTCCTGGTCGAAGATCAAGACAGTCGCCTTTTTACCGTTTATAAAAGCGAGATCACGCCTGATGAGTCTGCCACCAAAACGGTCAAGACTCTACAAGTAAAGGATAAAGCGTCAGCAGAAGAGCCCCGCAGCTTCCCTCCCGAAACTCGCCTTAATATAAATTCAGCAACACCACAAATGATTGCTGACCATATCAAAGGTATCGGACTTAAAACAGCCCGCGAGATCAAGGATATCCAAATGAGTCTTTCCGGTGAAAGATTTAGCAACTTAGAACAGTTGAAACAAGTCCGAAGGGTTGATTGGGCTTCTGTCTTTGCGGCTGACCTGGTACGAGTGTGACACAATCCCTGCTTCGGCAGGGTTTTTTATTTTAGAATAGTAATAAAATATTAATATGGCAGGCGCAGGCGGTAGGTTTTTTGTAGGTAACATAGGGGCCACTGGTACTGCCACTGGTCCACATATTCATCAATACGTAAAAGACTTAGCAAC